TGGAACTATCTGCATCAAATTGAACAGTAAGATCTTTTATTTTTTTAAAATATTCGCGTGCCTCCACAGATGTAGATGTACCGAGACCCTTGTAATATTTAATTTTCCACCCAGCTTTACCGTTACCGTACCATTGTCTAAACGTCGAGTCCGTATAAAACGATTTTGTTTCTGAACCCTTAGACGCTTTTATGATAGGTGTGACCATACTTACAACAAACTTGAGTTTAAGTAAACTTGGCCAGAAATAATGAATCATGTTAAGAATGAGACCCTTGATATGACTTCCATCGTTATCTGCATCGGTCATGATCATGAGTCTTCCGTATCTGAGTTCAGAGAGTGATGTATACACTTTCCCTTGCTGAAGTCCCAAAATCTTTTTAAGATCATTAAATTCCTTGTTTTCGGTAAGTTGTTTTACACTCGCGTCACGAACATTTTTACATTTACCTCGGAGTGGGAAAACGCCATAATAATCGCGACCAACGACTGAAAGACCCGCAATTGCAAGCGTTTTTGCAGAATCTCCTTCGGTAACGATAAGAGTACACTTCTTAGAATGTGATGTACCGGCCTTATTTGCGTCATCGAGTTTTGGGATACCCGTTATTTTTGATTTACGAGAACCATCTGTCTTTTTGAGCTCTTTCATTTCACGAAACTTTGACAGTGCTGTGAGTTCTGATTGAATACTCGTTTTTAGAATATTTTTTATAAACGTTTTTGGTGGTTCAAATTTACTTCCAAAATCTTGTGGTTTAAGTGTACATTCCGATTTAACCTGACTACTAAAACTTGGATTAACAAGAGTCGCCTTTACGAATACAAAAAACGCATTTTTGACTTGTTGGGGGCGAAGTTTTATCTTTTTTGCCATATCTTCGATAACACCGTTTGCAAGTATTCCCGAAACATGGTCAACATGCGAACCACCTTTTGTAGTGCATATACCATTGACAAACGATACATGTTCAAATCCATCATCCGATGGTGCGATACATACTGACCATCTGTCACTTATAAATGTACACATTTCATCTGTTTTTGTATACATTTTTGCGTATGTATTGAATGTGCATTTTGGTAAAGGTTCACCTTGAAATTTTACTTTACAGTTTTGTGATGTACAAATATTTGCATCATATACACGTTTTTCGAAAATTTTGTATATAGTCTCGTCCATTCTTGACATACCAAAACGTTTCCAATCGGGTATAAAAGTGATTGAAACGTTTGAAGTCGCACCCGAATATTTTTTTATTTTAGGTGTACCACATGTTTTCATATTATTTGACCAATCTTGTGTATATATACACTTATTTTCACCATCTTTAATTTTAACAGAAAATTTAGTTGAATAAACATTTGTAAGTTTTGCACCATATCCATTACGACCACCCACAACACGTTTTTGTGTATCGTCATAATTCGTACTCGTGAGTAAATGACCAAAAGTCAATTCTGGGTTCCATAAACCTTCTTTTTCATGCATTTTAACTTCGATTCCACCTAAAGGTCCATTGTTTTCGATAGTTATTTCACCAGATGTTTTATCGATAGAAACACCAAGAGATGTTACATTTTTTGGGTACATGGAGTTTCGATCGATAGCGTTTACTAAAATTTCATCAAATATTTTCAAGAGTGCTGGTGAATACACGACACTTTTCTTTTCAAAGTGTCCAGTATCGTGTATCCAATACGGTTCAGCTACATGCGAAACTGGTCCAACATATGAATCTGGACGCTTTAAAATGTGTTCCACGTGTGTAAGTTTTTGAATACTTTCACTCATTTATACTGTATCGAGTCTTTTACTTAAGTATCTTTTTAGGTCTTCGTACCAATATAATAATTCCTCTTTTGTTTTTGACTTGGGTTGTGGAAATATATTTTTTATACGACCACATTCGCGGTCCCTGAATACAGGGGGGTGAAAATTTTTAAAAGATTCTTTATAACATGCATAACAAACACGTTTTGCAGCTATACCAAAACATTTTAGATGCATACCGTTATTAAATGTAAAAATATGTCTCAATTTTTTATATTCGCGTATAAGAATTCGTTCCCTCGAATTATCTGTGTGTATACAGGGGTCTAAAGGGCAATTACATACATAACATTCTGTTGTCCACTTAAGATACATTTTAAAGTAAATGTTTTTATTTTTTATATTATTCACCTAAAGTGAAGCTATATGTTCTTCTAAGTTTTGTAAAGAACCACATCCTTTATTAACCTAAGTTATTTTTATTTTACTTAATAAGTATATTATTTCAAATGTCGCAATATTTTTTGCCATCTGTGAAACAGACGAATTTTGGTGATACTGTAAATGTACTCACTAAAAAACATCAATCAAATATTCAAAATTATGATGATTGTTTACGCGTGTCTAAAAATATGAAAGATTTTAAAAAAACACCAGAAGAAATGGCACAAATTCTCGATAAAATGAGAAAAAAGAAACTCGAGTGTCAGAAAACAAACCCGATACAAGTTATAGATTTTGTTCCTAAACAAGAAGTCTCTGAAAATCGTAATATATGTAAAGCTTTTACATTATCAGGTAAAAAATGTACATTCAAAGCCGTGTGTGGTGACTACTGTAAAAAGCATAGAATAGATGATCAAGTGTTAGGAACTAGACCAAAAATAAATGTTCCTCTATTATAAAAAGATGTTAGATCAAGAAACGCTTAGACCTGTTATAATAGCTATGGTACTTTATCTTGCAATTTCAAAATTTGTACCAGAAATACTCAAACAACCAACTAATATTAAATTTATAGATGATATTGTTGCCATGCTCATCGCTCAGAGAGGTTCACTCACTTCCGGTGTTATTTTGACTGGTATTATCGTTTTCCTTACCAATTACATTAGTGACGAATTCTTGTAATACATTTTCTTTGCATGTTAACATATGAGTTCTCGGGTGTTCCATATACCTTAGTTTCTTGGTATATGCATCTTCCATAAATTCGCGTAATTGTTTTTCATCTGGTTTTCCCCATTGCATGCCAGCTTTAAACAAAAAATCATCTCTTATCAATTCCTGACGTTCGCAATCAATTGTATAAGGTGTTTTTATATATTCGGGTGCACCCCCATAATCTGTTATGATAACTGGTTTGTTTCGTAATGCTGCTTCGACCGCACCCAACCCTATTCCTTCTGAACTTGAAAAACTTACGTAACAATCACCCAGGGCGTGAATTTTTTCCATTTCTTCGTCTGGTATAAGACCATTTATAACTTCAACATTGGGTATTTTTATTTGTATAGGTTGTTTACACGTCGCTTTTATGAGGAGACGTGAATCGGGTTTATTCATACGAACGAACGTTTCAATAATCTTATTAAAGTTCTTTCTTGGATCGGTTATGTTTCCTATGTGATAAAATGTGTATGGTCTATTATCTGGTACATGAGCGTGTATTATAAAAAAATCTGTATCAGGAAATTGTTTTTTAAATACTTTTCGACAAAATTCACTTGGTACGGCAATTTTATCAAATAATGCAAAGAGTTTACCATAATCTTCGTGTACAGTTTCAGTTTCGCATATAGTCATACACGTTACATTTTTAATTTTACGTTTGATTTCAGGTATCTTATCAAGCCAATGTTGAATAGGTAATGCATAAATAAATGCATTTTCACAGACCGGAATTTCATCATTTATTTCGATACATTTACAATCAGGAAAAAGTTTCGTGTATTTTCTTAACTGCTGTCCTATACCACTTAATGCAGTTGGTCCAATGAATAACATTTAGTATAAAGATAATCTTTCTTTTATATATATTACGCGATGGACTCTGTCAGAGAACAAATTCAAATTCAACTTTCACGATCGAAAGTTCACTCGGATGAACTTTATAGTATTATCAAACAGATTGCCGATCACATCGATCCACCAAAAGCTGTAGCTCCAGCCCCAGCACGAACTGTCAAACCAGACCCAGCCCCAGCCCCAACTCCAGCCCCAACTCCAGAACCAACTCCAGCCCCTAAAAAGACGGTTAAACGTGTCGTTAAAAAGAAGGCTGCGGCATAGACGGTGTACTCTTATTTTTAATAAAAATAAAACTACCAGTTATTAATGCTATAAATAATATTAAATAACGAAACGGGTACTTTTTCTTTTTTTCCGTTTCCATTTTTTCGATATCTTTCTTATCTGGAAGTTTTTCAACATTTGCGTTGAGATCTTCTATCTTCCCGATAAGTTTATGTAACGCTTCTAAAATTTGGAGTTCTCGATCTGTTGGTTTTTCTTTAACGTCTATAGTTGTTATTTCTAATGTCATGTACCAATCTGAATCTGGCTGCAGTTTTACATAATCCCCGTCACCTTGTTGTTCATATATTTCAAAATCGAGTTTCTGGATAGATATGGGGTTAAATAAAGATGTTGGTCTATTGAACGATTTCCATTGTTTATCTTGTATTTTAAAATTACTTGAACCATCGAATATTCTTTCTAAAGGTATACGTGCAAATATTTGACTCTTTCGTTCATTTAGTATTTGTGCTGTTTTTGGTATATCATCGCATATAATATCTATGTATTTTGCACCATTACCCGTACCACCACCAGATACACCTACTTGTGTTATGTAAAAATCAACGATTTTTAAACCACATACTTTATTTATATCTGATACATGTGTATTTGATTCAAGGTTTAAATCAAAGGAGAATGTATTATTCGTACCATTTACAAAATTTGAATCTATTGTTATGTACTGAATCTTTTTAGGTAACTCCTGGAGTGAAACCATCTTGTATTTAGTATATAAAAAAATAAACACAAATATTAACAGTAATGTACACATTCTATTCAAGTGTATGTAACTTATTAGGTCCGAAACAAAAACCACCCGTAGATGTATCAAAATCTACAAATTTACAACAAACAAATACAACTATAAACCCCCGTGAAAATGATTATATTATATCTAAAAATGAAGCTAATGAAACTATCATTTTAGAGGTTTCAAAGAAACCTAAGTTTAGATATAGTCTATATTAAATCATAAAAAAATGAAATGGACGATTACATTGCCTTACACACGTACGACTACAAACTCTCGTTTTGTCAAGCGACAAACGACCTCCCGGGAGACATGCAAAGACTTGTATGGGAAAAACTTAATGCATATGAATCGCAAAATCGCGAGTGTCCGGGGGCGCCTCGGCGAAACAAACAAAGTTCGCGCTTCTCACCCGAACGACTCGGAACCCTGGTCAGAAAATGGAGAGAAAAATGGGGGGAACCAGACAGTTTCTAAAAAGCGTAAATCGAGACCAACTGTTGTATCGATAATGAATGGGGGACAACATGGGTATACATTGATAAACGATAATTGCGATTTGGATTTTGATGACGTAAAAAAACGTATTGATTCTATTGCCAAAAATGGTATCGATAAATGTGAAATTTCAGCGACTATGGATAATGTTTTGTCTATAATTTTGGGTGGGGGTCAAGGTACGCGATTATACCCTTTAACTGAGAAACGTGCCAAACCAGCGGTACCACTCGGGGCAAACTATCGTTTGATTGATATACCCGTGTCTAATTGTATTAATAGTGATATTAATAAGATTTATTGCTTAACACAATTTAATTCCGCGTCTCTCAATAGACATATTTCAAGGGCGTATAACAGTATAGGATCTCATTATAAATCAGGGTTTGTTGAGGTTTTAGCTGCGCAACAGTCTCAAGATAATAAGGCATGGTTTCAAGGTACTGCGGATGCTGTTAGACAATACCAATGGCTTTTTAATGATTCTGGATGTGATGAGTATCTTATTTTATCCGGGGATCACTTATACAGAATGGATTATAAGAGGCTTATTATGCACCATCGTCGAACTTGTGCGGATATTACAGTTTCAGCAATTCCCGTGGATGGGGATAGAGCAAAATCATTTGGTTTAATGAAGATTGATATAAATGGAAGGGTAATAGATTTTGCAGAAAAGCCAAAGGGTGAAGAATTGTTACGAATGGCAGTTTATGATGAACCAGAACCTTATATTGCATCTATGGGCGTTTATGTTTTTTCTTCTAAGATTATGAAAGATTTATTAACTATTTACTGTGAAGATAAAATGGATTTTGGTGGAGAAATTATACCACACGCTACGAGTATGGGTATGCATGTTCAATCTTATATTCACGATGATTACTGGGAAGATATAGGTACAATTAAATCATTTTACAATGCAAATTTACAGTGTAATGAGGATGATTCACCATTTTCATTTTATGATGTTGATGCACCTATATATACTTCTTTGAGGTTTTTACCACCTACAAAAATGTTAGGTTCTCAGGTATTAAAAAGTACTATTGGTGATGGATGTTATATTCATAAATCAAAAATTAAAAATTCTGTAGTTGGGTTACGATCTTCCATCTCAGAAAATTGTATAATTGAGGATACGTTATTATTGGGTGCGGATTATTATGAAAATGAAGAAGAATGTAGATTAAAAGATGAATGTTTTATGCCTATAGGCGTTGGTCAAGGAACTACTATAAGGAATGCTATAGTTGATAAGAATGCACGCATAGGAAATCGATGTTACATAACTAATTCAAAAAATGTAGAAGAAGATTTATCCAACGAAAAACGTGGTTGGGTAATAAAGGATTATATAGTTATAATTTTTAAAGATGCAACTATACCCGACGGGACTATAATCTAAGATAAAGAATTAAATATTTATATTAAGTAAAATGAAATGTACATCGCATACTCGAACTTTAGTGTGTTTGGCACCTAAAAATCATCGTAAAGTCGTGAAGTGTATGAGTGTTAAAAAAAGGCCAACCCCATCATTAGCACGCGAAGAAATAAAAGAAGAAACAATAACACCAATTCACGATTCTCAATTAAAAACCTCAAAAATATGGTCAGACGAATTTAAAGATGAACTTTATAAACATGCACAAAAACTCGCATATGAAGAATTTAATCAAGATGATTTTAAACGCCAGGAATATGATTCATATTCACTCGTTCTTTATCAACATCTCATTACAGAGTTAAATTTACAGAGACGCGAAATGAAATATGTATCTCTTTTTGGTGATAGCTGGAGATCTAAAGATGAATTGTTTAGAATTGAGCAACGTATAGATATATCAACAATTAGAATCGGGAGATTTAAAAGTAGAGAGCGTGCATTTAAGAAAAAATATTTTCAAGATGAAAACTATATTATTAAAGGTATAGATATATAATAATTAAATTGTAATGTTGAGTATAATAAATCCAAATACTAAAACTGTTAGAATATCGTGTCCTACTAAACGTAAAGAAGGTTTAGCGGAATACGAATGTATAAAAGATAAAATTAAAAAGTCAACTTTGCAATACGGTGCCGTCGTTTCAACCTATCATTTTATTTTTCATACACCAGTTGATGGTGTTTCCGCGAGTTTAGGAACGGTCGCGTCTTATATTTATGTTAATTCACTATCTTCATATGTTGACAATATAGAAAGACTACCCGGTTTAAATAAACGACTGCTCGTACCGACATGTCTCGCTTTAGCAGAATCCATGTGGAATACAGCAGATTTACCATTCGATTTTAATATGGGGGCAACATTGTTTGGATTTTTATCATATAAAGTAGCATTTTATCAAATCGTGGCCGAGGAAATACTGATGTACAGTGAAGACCTAAGTGATATAGACCAGTTATAATAAGTATAATAAAAAAATGTCTTCTCTCATTTACGAACTTACGAAACAATCTACTGCTATTGAAAGACTTCCAAAACTCGACGGTGTTTTTTCGAGTTTCAGAACCGATAAATTTGCATCGAGTACACCTTCTCAAGTTTATGGAGTCCAACCACAACACGGTTTTCCTAAAGAGTGTAATCCTAATGGACTTAATAATATTGCATATTTCGGTGTATCTGCATTTAATGATAAACTTCATATAATTGATTTCCTGTATGAAGAAAGGTATAAAGATGGTTTTAGAGTGGGTATACTTGAACCAGCATTACAAATGTTGAAAAACAAATTGGGAACCATGGTTATTCCGCGGTATATCCCAGAAGAATGGATTGATTTTTGGATGAATTACTTTAAGAATGAATTTAATGATCAAAAAACTCTTTTACAATTTGTTGAAAAATATAATCTTCATGGGAGTGTTGATTGGACG